CAAACGCACTGGCATGATCAGCTGTGGTAGCTTCGTTTTTCAAGTACTCGTCAACAATCCAAAACACATCCCCAACCATATCGTACACAATAACCACAAACGCAGTATAATCACGATAGCCAGGGTCACAGCCAGCTATAGCTTCACCACGCAGGTCAACCGGAGGTTCGCAAACATCGGTAGCCGCTAGGCTATAAATCTGACCCTCAAACACAGTAAACGATGCCAAGTACTCTTGTTCAAATTCAGCACGCGACATTGACCTGCGTGCTTCAGCAACATCAGACTCTTGCATGCGCGTGTTCTCCGAATAATCCGCTTGCAGGCTCACCCACTCTGGAAATTCACTGCTGAAACCACGATTCCAAAACTGGCTGAACCAGTTGTTGCGACCACGTGGTGTTGAAATAAAAATTGCCTTAGCACCAGGCTTGTCTAGTGTGGGTCTGAGTGCGACGTTGAATGCGGCTTCACCATCCGATCCAAGCGCTGCTTCGTCAAATATAATAAGATCGTAACTGCGACCCACACAACTATCCACAGTACTCAACGAACCCATACGAATAGTCGACCCATTGTCCAACTCAATTATTTTGTCTTTTAAGTTATCTCTGGCAACTTCTAGGTCAAAGTGCTTGATTAGTCGGCGCTGTAGTTCAAACGATATTCCCGACAAGTTATAGTTGGGCGACATGATCAACACATTCGACCCAGGTACCAGGCTCACCAATTGGCCTACCACGTTGGCTATGTAGGTTTTGCCAAGTCTGCGCGCTAGCGCAGCGCACACAAAACGGTACTTGGGGTCGTTGATGGCATTGATTAGTGCGGTTTGGGGTCTGTTGATGGTTTCATAAATGCCTAATAACTTCAAGTAGTTGACGATGGGTAACTTAATAAAACGAGTTTGTGCTGCGAATTCCACAATGTGTTCGCACTCAACATCTGGTCGGCTAATGGTTAGCATTAGACTCCTTCACCACTAATAAGACGTGACACCAGCTGCGAATACTTTGATCCGTCTAGTCCTTCATTGATTTGAACGTTTACTTGTTTGCTGGGGCCGCCTGGACCCTGACGCAGTTTTTCCAACTGAATTTCACGGTCTAACAAGTCCATCGACATTTTATGCGATATTTGTAGCAGCTCAGCAATATCCTTGGTGCTGCCAGTTTGGGATTCATGCAGCTCTTGAAACTTTTGTTTGAGCAGTGCGTCCATGGCAGCACGCATTTGAAATTTGTTGTTGTAGCCAGTGTCCATGAACACATGGTCGATATACGCTTTGACCTCGCGTCGGGCTAAGATCTCGGTGACCAGTGTGGGTGCCAAGTCCAGCTCATCAGCCACACGTCGGGCGTCACATAGTTGCAGGTAGCAGTTGGCCACTTCCAACATTTCTGGGGCAATTTGCAGTGTTTCAGCAGGTAGGTTTTGTTGCATAGGGTATCCTTTGGGGCAATTATACCATGGGGGCGGGTGATCTCACAAGTGGATTTTTTTAGTGGGGTTTGGGTCAGTTGGGATGATTTGGGACGATGGGGACGATGGGGGCGGTTTAGGGTCGGCTGAGGCATGGTACGGCACCCAGATGGTTTTCGAATTTTTACCCAATAGGCCGCGTGTGGGTGGGTACATAGGCATAGGTGTAAACTTTAGTCTACTAACCGCCCCTAGTACCTTTGTTTGTAAACCTACTATATTATGAGTACTTTTGTTTCCTAACAGATTTGTGAACCAACTAGCTAACATGTAACAGTTTGTAACAATCTAAAAAACTGTTGACCACTTGCAAAAGCATGATATAATAAACCCATGACAACGAAACAACAAGCCATTGATGCTATCATGGCACATGACCCCAAAGCCTACAGCATTGTTCAACATGACGAAAAAAACTTTTCTGCTGTTGTTGGGCGTGCTATTGCATATTATGTTATAATTGATGGTGTAATCACTGGAGATGTTTGGTATGAATAAACGTGAATTTTTTGATGCGCTTGGCTTTGCGGCTTGCATTGCCCTGCCCTTTGTGATATACTTTGCTTTTGTAATGAAACCCTGAAAGGAAAATTGAAATGACTGCTAAAACTGTGAACTATACCCCTGAGCAAACCCTGCAAATGGTTGCCGACTATCAAGCCGGTAAAACTGTGGAAACCATTGCTGAAGCATTGGGCAAAACTGTCCGGTCGGTTGTTGCAAAACTCAGCCGTGAAAAAGTTTATGTGGCTAAGACTTATGTTTCAAAAACTGGTGAGGCTGTTGTGAAAAAAGATGTTGTTGCCGATTACATTGGTGATGCCTTGGGCTTGGGTGAAGCTGATGTTGAATCGCTGACAAAAGCCAACAAAACAGCATTGAAAGCCATTGCGGATTTCATCAAGGCTGAAAAGACCTGATAGATTGTAGGGGATTGCATCCCCTGCTTTTGTGTGATATAATTGTTTTTTAACTGGAGAATACTATGAAATTGACAGCCGCTGAAAAAACTATCCGCAAATTGTTCAAACAAGACCTGGCCCAGGCTAAGGGACAAGTTTTCACTGATGAGGACTTTAGCATTACTGTGGTGGTTGTGCCTGCGTGTGGGCGTTTAGACTCGGCCTTTGTGCATGTTGCCGTGGCACAATGTAGCTCAGGCGACGCATTCAAGCGCAAGCGCGGCGAACTGGTTGCGCTTGAGCGTTGGGCTGATGGTTGCGTGTTGAGCGTTCGCCGTAACGGGCGCACATTGGCCGATGTGTCCACGGATATGATGGAATTTTTGACAATGTAATCTTTTGTTTGCAAACCAAATGTAATACTTTGGTTTGCAGCCGCGCCCAGCCCATATATCAGCGTATCCATATATAAGCATATGCTTATATGTGGGCGCCAAATTATACCATACAATTTGGGCACGTGTCAAGGGTTTGGTGATTGATTTTTTAAATCGGGCTGATTAATAAATACAATGATAGAAGCCTTGCCAAGATCAAAACCCGTGATATAATAAACCCATGAACACAAACACTCAAACCCCAAAACCACTGGTTCAAGATCGCAAGACTGGCGAGTATTACAACCCAGAAGAAAAGATGCAAGAATTAATGCAAAAGAACTGGTTTGTTGAATTGCTCAAACGCATGAAAGACCGTTAACATGAACACAAATACTTATATTGTCCACAATTTGTCCGGCATATATTATGATATGCTTATGAATACATGCCCGAGTTGGGTTTGGACAGATCAAGAATTTGAAGATTATTTTGCAATGATGACTGGATGCTGAAAATGATTACTATCAAACCACAATATGAGTTAACTCGCAAAATGTGTGAATTGGTGGAATATTTTAATAAACTTGAAAAAGAATTAGAATATCCAAATTGCGAAGGTGAGGCGGATAAAAAACGAATACTTTTGTGTGCGGAACGTCAATTGATAATGGAAGGTAAATTGTAACGCTTTGGTTTGCAAACAAAAATGAGTACTTTTGTTTGCAAGTTGGCGCCAATATTATACCACATAATATTGGGGCGTGTCAAGCACTTTCCCCAAAAAACAACGAAAACAATTGTAACAGTCCAAGCCAATTGTTACACTTTATTTTGTCCCAATAACAAAAAAAGCCTAGACAACCCCTAAAACCATGATATACTTGACACATCAACAACGCACAAGGATGCAAAATGGCAAAGATTACTAAAGTTAGCATTTACGATATGGATGGTACTATTGTTTGCAGTTTGCACAGGTATAGAACTATTGTTGACGATAATGGCGAACGTATTGATTTGGATTATTGGAGACAAAATGAATATCGCGCAATGGATGATTCATTATTGCCATTAGCATCCCAATATCGCAAAGATTTGCAAGACGATAATACTTTTGTGATTATTGCCACTGCGCGAGTTTTGCATGATGCCGATAATGAGTTTATTAAAACTGTTTTAGGTGAACCCGATTATATTATCTCACGTTGTGATGGTGATACTACTTCAGGCGGTAAACTCAAAATCGCTGGTTTGGCTAAATTCTTTAATTTAAAGAATTTCAAAGATGCCGAATTTACATTTTATGAAGATAATACCACTTATTTAAAAGCGGTTTGTGATCGCTTTAATATTCGCGGGGTTTATGTTCCAAGCAAACAAGGTCACTAAAATATAATGGGCGAAAGCCCATTATTTCAATTGGAGAATTAAAATGTTTAAAGCATTTGCAAGATTAATCAAACACTTTGTTTATAATCGCCCGGATAAAATATTGATTACATTAATGTTGCCGGTTCTTATGATTATTACTTTTAATTATCGTGATAATCTGCGAGAATATAAGGCATTCATTTTTGACAGGTAACACTTTTGTTTGCAAACCAAAATGAATACTTTGGTTTGCAGTTTGCGCCAAAATTATACCACATAATTTTGGCCCCTGTCAAGGGGTTTTGCAAAAAAACAACATAAATAATTGTAACAGCGTGGCGCAACTGTTACACTTTATTTTGTGGGGTCTGCGAAAAAATCGGGTTTTATTGGGGTATAATTTCAGCATGGACAAAAAATCACTTTCAACCCTCATACAGCGTGAGACTGTAATGATTTGGGATTCACTTTGTGAATTATATACACCTTTGGTTCACTACAATGAGCCAAAGATAGAACTTAACCCTTACTTGTGGCGTTGCGCTGGCAAATGTTTTCAAACTGAAAACCGCATACATTTGGGTTACAAATTTTTCAAAGCTAAACCAGAATACTTCAATACAATGATTGACGTTATTTTGCCGCATGAAATTATTCATCAAGCCGATTACAATCTTTTTGGCGAATCCGAAAAAATTTGCGGGCATGGCGAAAATTGGCAAAAAATCATGTTAGAATATGGTTTACCTGCAAATCCTTTTCACAAAATGGCGATTACAAAAAATGCTTAATATTCTCAGTTGGTTTGGTACTTTGGTTTCAATTTTGGGTTCGTTTGCAGTTGCAAGCGCAATGTTTAAATTGGGGTACGTTTTGTTTACTTTTGGTTCACTGGCTTGGTTGATTGTGGCTTTTGTTCGCCGCGATCGTTCGCTTGGTGTACTAAATGGTACATTTTTCTTGGCAAACTTGTTGGGAATTTACAACAACTTTTTTTAAAGTTTTTGTAAATTTTCGCAAAATCGTGTTATAATCTAGGCTTACCAACTGAAAGCAATCATGGCAAAAAAGCAATACTTTTGTATCTTGGACACTGAAACCACAATGGCCGATACAGTCGCAGATTTTGCGATGATTATCGTTGACCGTGAGGGCAAAATTTATAATCAATGCGCTGTTTTAGTTAATGGGCATTATGGTAATTTTGAATTGTTTCACGATAAAGCCGCAAATGACATTTGGGGTTATGCGGGTTTAGAAAAACGTAAATCCAATTATGCTATTATGTTAGATAATGGCACTAGAATGGTGGCTTCAGTTAATGCCATTAATAAATGGATTAATCAAGCCATTGGCAAATATAACCCTACATTAACCGCGTATAATCTGGCTTTTGACAAATCAAAATGCCTTAATACTGGAATTGATTTGTCTGGTTTTTCATCCGAGTTTTGTTTGTGGTCTGCTTCAGTTGGTAATATTTGCAATAAAAAAGATTATCGTCAATTTGCCCTTGATAATCACGCATTTAATAAACCCACCGTTCATGGTAATATGACTTTCCAAACTAATGCGGAGATTGTATGCGGTTTTATTAATGGCGAGTTTGTAAAAGAGCCGCATACTGCCCTAGAAGATGCCCGTGATTTTGAATTGCCGATTTTGAAAGCCATACTCAAAAAGCGTAATTGGAAAGATAATATCAAGCCTTATAATTGGCGTGATTTTCAAACCAAAAACTGGTTTGTTGCAAAATAAATAAATATCGGGGCTAATAACCCCGATATTAATCAAATGAAAACATTTTGGATAATCGCACTAGTTTTGCACTTTTCAGAAGATAAACGGTTAGATTCTAGATATGATACTAACCCTTTTCAAATTCAAACTATCACGGAGATAATCAAATGATGGAATATATTGGCTGGATTGGTTCTATATTATTGGCATTTTGTGGATTACCACAAGCAATAGAATCTTATAAAACCAAAAACTCGGATGGATTAACTTGGAGTTTTTTGATTATGTGGGGCGTTGGTGAGATATTCACTATTATTTATATTATCCCTAAATGGCATTGGCCCCTGATATTTAATTATACTGCCAACATTATATTTATCGGGATTATCTTATATTATAAGATTAAACCAAAAAGATAATAAAAAGCCCCAGGACGGGGCTTTTTGCATTTGAAAACAAAAGTTTTACATTTTGAAAATGAATACTTTTGTTTTCAAAACGGCGCCAAAATTATAGCATATGATTTTGGCCCGTGTCAACATTTATTTATAACATATTTTTTGTAGGGGATTAAAAAACAACACAATTTTATGGTATAATAAATTGTGGGCGCGCCAAAAATTTTTGTGTACTTTTGTTTGCGGCGATTTCTGTGAACCAAAGTACTACAGGGCGTGCGCCAAAATTATACCACACCTATAAAAAGTTGTCAATAGGGGTTTATCCCTATGTTGTATTTTTGCACACCTGACTTTTTGGGCAAAAACCCGTTATAATAGAATCTTAGCAGGCAGTCAGGAAATCGGAAAAGACCTTACAAAAAATAAGTCTTGCAAGATACCAAAAACCTGTTATAATAGAATCTTCAACAGCAAAGGAAAGCAAAATGGAAAAGACTACTAAAGCGGTGAATTACACCGCAGAGCAAACCACCAAAATGGTGGCCGATTATACCAACGGCGTGACCGTGGAAACCATTGCCGAAAACATGGGCAAAACCGTTCGTTCGGTTGTGGCTAAACTGTCACGCGAAAAAGTCTATGTTGCGAAAACTTATGTTTCCAAAACTGGTGAAGCAGTAGTCAAAAAGGATGCACACGCAGATGCAATTGGTGCAATTCTCAAATTGACCGAAGCTGAAACCGAATCGCTGGTTAAAGCAAATAAAACCGCTTTGGCTAAAATCTTTGAAGCATTGGCAAATTCTAAGCCAATCTGATATAATAGGGCGAAAGCCCTATTATAAGATACTTTGACTAGGCATGGGTTTTATTAATGCTTATTTGAACAGTTACGCTTGTTACCACCCGTGCACGGGTTTTGAAGGGTAACCCGACTAATTAAAATAAAATTTAATAAATTTGCAAAGTATCTTATAATAGGATTTTTAAAAGGAAATTAAAATGGCTCAAATTTTTGGCGCATTATTCGGAACATATTTTCTGGTTTATCCGGTTATTTATTTTGTTTATAATTGGTTTATTCAAGAAATCGGTTATGCACAATATCAAATTCCGGGTTTTTGGGTTGGCATGGCGGGTTACTTGCTTTTTAATATTGTTAAAAATTCGATTTTTCGGAGAAAATAAAATGCTTTTTAATTTGCCAAGTTTTGCGGATAAACCCGTGATTATGACATTTGAACAATTGGGAATTAATTCCCAAGATTATAATGGCATGAGTTTTGCTAAAATCAGGCCAGAATATATTAATATTGCGGCTGATTATTTGCTGGAAGTTACTGGTGATTATGATTATGAGTTATTCGCGCATTATGAATGGGAAATTGATTATGTCCAGCGATTAATTAAAATCCCCAGATCTGCATTTGTTCCTGATTAATTTTAAAAACCTCGAGATAATCGGGGTTTTATTTTGTCTGAAAATGAGTACTTTTGTTTGCCATGCCGAAATGAATACTTTTGTTTGCAGTTTGGCGCCAAAATTATACCATAATTTTGCGGCCCGTGTCAACGACTGTTACAAACTGTTACAATTGGGTGTTGTTTTTGTGCCACCTGGCACGATTCTTGCGCCGAAACCGCCCGGTCATAATTATACTGTACCGGATGTTTTGTGACTGCGCGGTATAGATGCCGACTGAACAGTCTGGTCACCGACTAGTCGGTATAGATTGCGACTAGTCGGTCCAGTTTGTGACTGCGGGGTCACAATTTAACCAGCATGGTAATCATGCTGCGCCAGTGGTAATCCTTGTCAAGTGCAAAACCTTGGGCCTCGTGCGCCAGTGGCCGGTCAAGTGCAAAAACTTGAGGGTCCGCTGCGCCAAATTATAAGTGCAAAAGCTTGTGTGTGTCAAGACGAAATTTTTGATATTGCAGCAATTATCCAAATTTTGTATAATTATTACATCAACAGGAGATAACGGCTCATGGCAACAAACGAATTTTTCACAGCGTATCAGTACGCGGCATTCGATGAATTTGTGGATGCGGAACTATCGGAAATGTTTTGTGATACTACCACACAAGACGAAAATTTTGATCTTGATGTTCCATTCTAATCACGGTATAATAATATCTTTAACAGCGCAGAAACCAACCAAAGGACATATGATGACTAAAGCAACCCCTCAAAACTACACTCCCGAGCAAACTGTGGAACTCGTCACAGGCTACCAGTCGGGCAAGACCGTGGAACAACTGGCCGAGACCCTGGGCAAAACCGTGCGCTCGGTTGTGGCTAAACTGTCGCGTGAAGGCGTGTACGTGGCCAAAACCAAAGCCACCGGCCAACATCGCGTCAAGAAAGCCGAGCTGGTGGACAAGCTGGCCACGGCCTGCGGTGTACCTCCAGAAGTATTTGAGTCGCTGGAAAAGGCCAACCACGAAGTGCTTGAGCGACTTGTTGCCGAACTTGCTTGAGCCTTAGGGTCACAAAATCTACACTTGATCTGTGACCCATTTCGCGATATAATATATACTTAGAAATTGATAAAGAACCCAGTCGGGAATGGCTTAATGAATACCATGTGATTTACTCAACTGGTGCCAGTTCCGTCTCAGCAGCCGCAATCACTAACCAGTCACTGTACGTCGACACACCTGCGAAGCTAGCCTGATGACAACGATTGGAATTCTTTTATTGATTTCACTCTTTATTTAGTGTATAATAGATATATAATAGGGTGACAGCGGATGCCAAAGTTGATGGCAATACGTCTTAATTGTGGAAAAGCGAAAGCCCCCGAGCCACAGCCCTTAGCCCCTATAATAAATTGCTCAAACTGTGCTAGCCAGGTCTGCTGGTGCATGTATGCAGATTAACCCCACCGGTAGGTCTCGGCCGAGACGGCGAAAGTGGTAGAATGCTGCAACTGTACCAGAGTTTGTTGAGTGATTTATTATGGGTGTTATGAGGGTCCAATTTGACTGGACGTAACAACTTAATGGTAGCCGAAAATTCTCTAGCTACCGCCCACCTTTTTAGCCCGTAATATCTGGACGATGTTCCGTATGGTAAGTAGTAAAATACCTGCGTGGCTAAACTAACCCTCTGATGAGCACATGCAAGTTGTGCGAAACTCTAAGGCCTCACAGCAAGTGTGCGTGATATTCCCACATCACCGCTTGCCGTACCTTAGGGTCAGGACGAAAACCCAGCAAAACCGGGATGCCCTTCCCCTCTGAAGCCTAGTAGCCCTGTGCGAAACCCGGACGAGGCTACGGCAGAAAGTGAGTAGCTGGAAATGAGTAAGCCTAGTGAGCAGTTACTATATAAACTGCCGTCTTATCTGGTACCGACGTAAAAGGGTCTTGACTCTAGAGTGGTTGACTTAAATAGCCCGGTTTGGTATACCGAACGTAAAACATACCCGAGCTTGGCCCTCTTTACTGTGGCTCGACACGGATTGTCGTTAAATGGCCCCTGAGTGGTGCTTATCGCAAACTGAGCACCCGACCCTAAGTCGTTAAAAGTAGTGCAAACAGCTGCAGGAAGTCGCAAACCTGGCTCCGATCTAGTATCTGAGCGTAGAGCGTATCGAAACTGTTTGCAATGGTGCATGCGCTGGAACCGTAGCACCCGACCCAAAGCTGTGGCAGGTCGTTAAGATTGTCAGCAACGACAAAGCCCAAAGTCGATAAAAAAATGTGGTGGGCTGAAGAGCCGAACCAATACTATTCTCACCTCTGTGTGCAGCCGATTTACAAACTCAACCAAGTTTGATCGAATTGCCACGGTTTAGGGTCGATGCAGTTAGCGTGGGTGGTACCCCCAGTAAGTCGTCGTATGAGACTAAAAACTAACAGCGAGTGCACTCGTGATTGTTCAAAAGCCCCAAGAGTTAGCTACTCTTGGGGCTTTTGTTTTGGGTGTTTTGGTCAGCTCGACATTTTTACACCTAGTCTGTTGCGGTCTGCGCCATTTTACCCCACGGTGGATAACCTTGTCAAGTGGATTTTCACACACTTGACCCCCAGCTGCAGTGTGCAGCAGCAAATTGCCGAGTTTTGCTA